GAAGTTATCGTTGACGGGCTTAAATTTATAGAACTATTTGAGCCATTAACACCTTTTACGCGTCCAGAACTACCGCTGCCCCCGCCGCCAACAGTCACCGTATAGGAGACTCCAGCCGATACGGACGCACTAGATGATGTTCTGTACCCGCCTGCACCGCCACCACCAGCGGCAACAGTTTCGGCAGATCCACCACCACCACCGCCGCCAGCAACAATAAGATAATTTATTGTAGGAGGGGGTGTGCCTCCCGCGGCGAGAAGAACATTTAATATGCCGGACATTAGGTCAAACCTGTTCCACTAATAATCCAGTTTGTAGATCCAACTTTAATAGCTGTGGCTATACCATTTACCGCTAAAGTTCGTGATCCTGTAGTCGATGTGCCAGCTAAAGTCATTGTGTCGCTTGTAATAGCAATCGTAAGCGTATTTATCTGGTTTATAAAAGTTATTACCGTTCCAACGGGATAGGCAACACTACTATTCGCAGGAATCGTAAATGTGCGGGCGTTGTTGTCTGTTGACGGATGGAATATTTGTTTGCCACTGTCGGCCAAGACCGTTGTATAAGCCGCACTCTGGCTGTTTTGCGGAACTTCAAGATAGCCAATATTGCATGTTGCCGCAGGCAGAGTATAGGTCTGGCTATCGTTTGTCGCGGCGAGCGTAATTGTATTGCTGGATGTTAACGTCTTACCGTCCGCAATTGTCAGCGTAGCACTTGTGGCCGGAGCCGTGATTGCGACTTTGTTGATACTGGTCGCTGAAGCAACACCAAGCGTTGGTGTTGTAAGACTTGGGCTTGTTGCAAATACAAGTGAGCCAGAACCTGTCTCATCTGTAACAGCCGTAGCCAAGTTAGCTGATGATGGCGTGCCTAAGAAGGTAAGAATACCTGCGCCAGTTGTCGTTGTAGAAGGCGCTACCCCCGCGCCGCCGCCGATAACTAGCGAACTAGCAGCAAGAGCTGCCGAAGATGCGAGCGTGCCGGTCGCACTGTAGTAAAGAACGCCGCCTGACGTGCCGCTGGTCAGACCTGTGCCGCCGTTAGCGACAGCAAGTGTACCCGTGGCTTGATTGACAGGGATGTTAGTGCAGCTCGACAGATTGCCAGATGACGGTGTGCCTAACGCACCACCGTTAACGACAAATGCGCCTGCCGTGCCAACATTAACGCCAAGAGCCGTAACAACATCTGTGCCTGTCGTAACAGTTGACGGGCCTGTGCCAGAACCGCCACCAACAACAAGAGCACTTGCGGTAAGAGCTGCCGCTGGAGCTAACAGACCGCCTGCCGTATTAACAGCGTTACCGATAGCTGTAACGACGCCCGTGCCGGTCGTTGTGGTGGCTGGGCCGGTGCCAGAACCACCGCCAAGAACGATTGCACTTGCTGTAAGAGCTGCCGCAGGGACAAGAACGCCGCCAGCAACGTTTGTGTTATTACCGATAGCAGTTAGGACGCCTGTGCCGGTCGTTGTGCCAGACAGCGTGTTTGTGCCGCTATAGTAGGTGAGCTGACCAATTGTGCCGGTGCTAATTGTGCCGGTAGCAACAGCGCCCCAAGATGTGGTGCCTGACCCATCTGTCAGTAGAGCGTAATTATTTGTGCCGCCAGATGTCGGCAGCGTTAACGTCCATGCGGCGCTATTATTGCCTGACTTTAAACTGACAGCATTAGCACTGGCTGAATTGTATAGATTAAATGTGCCGGTCGTTGTAGACGCAACGCCAAGACCGAGCGTGTATGTCGTTTTATCATAAGTAAACGCAGCTTCGCCGCCGAATGTCGCCGAATCGTTGAACTGAACCTGCGTGTTAGAGCCGCCAGGTGAGCCACCACCACCACCGCCGCCTGCCGCCCAAGACAAGACGCCGTTCGTGTCAGTTTGTAGATAATAACCGTTAACAGGTGCAGCCGCTGGGAAAGTCAGCGTGTAATTAGCCGCTGTCGTATTGGATGATTGCAGCGTGACCGTATTGGCGCTTGTGTTGGCTAATACGAGCGTGCCGCGCGTTGAACTGGCCGTGCCAAACGTAACCTGAGACGTAAAAGTCGGGCTAGTTGCAAATACTAGAGGCCCAGATCCCGTCTCATCAGTGACAGCCGACGCGAGATTCGCGCTCGATGGCGTCGCCAAGAACGTCGCAACACCTGTCCCAAGGCCGCTAACGCCTGTGCCAATAGGTAATCCCGTCGCATTGGTCAGAGTTCCTGACGATGGCGTGCCTAATGCACCGCCATTAACAACGAAAGCGCCAGCCGATCCGACATTAACGCCGAGAGCCGTGGCGACACCTGTGCCGAAAGATGTAATGCCCGTGCCGCCATTAGCGACAGGAAGGGTGCCAGTCACGCCAGTGGTTAGCGGAAGGCCAGTTGCGTTGGTTAAAGTGCCGCTAGATGGCGTGCCAAGAGCACCACCATTGGTAACGATAGATCCCGCAGAACCGACATTGATGGCGAGCGCTGTCGCTACGCCTGTTCCAAGACCTGTTAGCCCGCTAGATGGGTATCCTGTGCAGTTTCCTAGATTACCGCTGGCTGGCGTGCCAAGAGCACCGTTAAACGTAACAAACGCGCCTGCCGAGCCAACATTGACCGCAAGCGCGGTAAGAACGCCCGTGCCGGTGCCTGTTAGATTCCCGACCGCATAGCCTGTGCAGCTCGATAAAATGCCGCTGCTTGGCGTGCCGAGTGCAGGCGTCACCAATGTCGGAGACGTGGCTAAAACGATGCTGCCAGAGCCTGTGGTCGTATTACCAAGCGCTGTGACCGTGCCGCTGGTGGGGAACGTCAGCGTGGTCGTGCCGGAGAAGGTGAAGGTGCTAGAATAAGCCCCAGAAGTGATAAATGTTGAGTTATCAGCTAGGGTGAGGGTAGCTGCCGTCGCCGGAGCTGTAAACGTAATCTTGTTAACAGTGCCGTTTAGGGCTAAATTACCGCTTTTATCAACGACAAAAGAGGCCGTTGAGGCCCCTGTGACGGTCAAATTAAGCAGATTAGACGACGCTGACGAACCAGAGTTAGTAACGGCTAGTTTTATGCCGTTCCATGTCGCTGTCGCGTCATTCCAATTATCAGTAAGATTATAAATAAAGGCCATTTAGGTCACTCGTAGAAGATCGTCACATTCGGATTAGTTCCGCCGAGAACGACATAAAGACCCTTGCTTAAAGAGACACCTTCAGGCGGAAAGGAGTAATTGCCTGGAGTTGCGCCAGTAAAAGTGGAGATAACTGTAGGGTCGGAGTTGGACGCCGTAGCCGAGTCATAGATTGCGATGGTCGGTGTCGTGCCGCTGGAGACGAAAACGCCTTTAACCTTGGCAAGCCCTATTTTAACTTGCGAAGTGGCCGTAAGATTTAGAGCATATGCCATGATTTCCTCACGCTAGGAATTTCAATTTATACAGGGTTTTGAGATAAAGACCAACTATCTCGTCGATAATGTTCTGAATCGCCGTTTCGTCCTTATCACAGACTTTATACCGCATTTCTTCAACGTCTTTCAGCGAATCTTCAAGAAACTCAACAACATTGTTGGTTTTCTTGGCTGAATGGAGCGTAATTGGCCCGATTAGGCCGTGTCTGCCTTGATAAACCTCGGCTAAATCGTCTGCTAACTCGATTACATTGTTATAAAACCCGCCTAAAGCCTTATGTTTTGCATATGATCGCGTGTTTAGATGCACGCTATGAGTCACATCGCGGGCTAAGAACAAATGTCCGATAAGATCCGCGCAGCTCATTATTCTAATCCTGGTAATTGAGGTTGCATAGGCGTCGATCTAGGCACAATGTCACCCGTATCTAAAGCGGCAGCAATAGTTCCTTGAACAATATCACTAATTTGTTCAGGGGTCATGTTGGCCGAAGTCGCTTGTATGCGCTTCGTCTCCGCGTCATACGCCTTGATCTGCGTATTCTGTTCATCAATCGCCAGCTTCTGCATATCATATGACTGTTGCAGTTGCTGAACCAGCGCCGCAGTCTGTTCCATCTGGTTCGCCATGTCGTTCATCTGAGCGCGCATCATCTGCGCTTCTGGCGACTCATCTGTGTTATCCAGAACCTTCGGATCGAGCGTTTTAGCAAAGCGCGCCGCCATCTCCTGCGCCCCAGGCCAGTCCATGTTCTTAATGAACAGATCGCCTGCCACAGCCCAGAGCTGCGGGTTTGTCTGCAAGATCATTTGCATCGCTTCCATCGCCTCTTGGCGCTTGGTCGCGTAGCTTGGGCCGGTCGTTACAACCACGTCGTAAATGCCGATGCTTGGGTTGTAGATCTTTTCAATATCCAGACCTGTGATCGGATCCTTGATGACGCGCACAGGTTCTGGCTGGTTTGGATTGATTTTCACCATATCCACTTCACCGTCTAGTCCGACGATACGCGCCACGCGCTCCGTGTCGTAGATCTTAGGGATCAGATCGACGAGTTGTCTTGTCGTATATCTGACCGCTCGCGCGAGATTGTCCACGTAGTGATATGTGGATGTATCGCCTTGGTTTTGCCGAGCCAGAATCGCACGACCCGTCCTCTCGTTACTGGTCGCACCAATGGAGCTGTCGTATTGACCCGTGGTGGCCTTAATATCTTCCCCAGCGCCCACTTTGGCTTGGATAAGGCCGGTTTGCGCCATAGGCGGCTGCGCGCGTTCAGGTAATGGCAGAGGAGATCCTGCGCCGTCAGTGACGTCTGGGTTGACTTCGAGGTAAGGCCAGTTGTTCGTATTGGCGGTTTTCCAGTTTGTTTCGTATCCTTCAAACTGTCCCCCATATCCGATAAACGGAGCCTTCGGAGCCAGCGCCAGCATTTCTGCTTCCTGGCTGACCCAGTAGTTATACATGCGCTGCGCGTCTTTCGCGTTACGCACTAGCCCGCTGATGTAGAGCTGCCCGTCTACCTCAAACTCGTTTCCGACGACGCGAATGACAGGAATCCATTTACCCGCCCAATCGCGTTCTTCTAACACTTCAAAGCCGTTCGTCTTCAACCACTTGACCTGACGGTGCTCGCTCGTGCGAGATTTCAGCGGTTTGCCGAACATAGCCTTGAGCTGCTTGTCCTGTGGCGAACCCTCAAAAGCCGTTATATTATCGGGGTAGAGATTGAGCTTTTTTTTCTGATGGTCGATGTAGAAATACTCAGCAATACGGACGGTTTCCTGGCTCATCCACATGCTAAGTGACTGATCGCCAACGCCTTGCGACATCATCACAGAGATCGGCAGAGCGTCAGGATACAGGCGCTCATATTCTTCTTTAGGAATGTCTTCGGTTATGAAGCACCATTCCGCGTCTGATCCGCAGGGATCGTGGATCATTGGATCCATATAAACGCTGAAGCTATTACGGACGCGACCGATCTTCAGGTCTTGGTCGAACGAGTCTTCGCGGCAATATTCCGTAAGGATTCGGATATAACCTTCGCCGTAGGTAACTTGATTGTCGCAGGCTGTATCATATGCAACGTCCGCGTCGGATAGGTACTCGATGTGTCTAACGATACCTTGAAAGATCTCTGCGACCGCAACGTCGGCTTTATCGTCCGCTGGGATGACTTTGCCGGAGGGTCTGTTTTGTCGCTGTTCATTCGTTACTAACCTGACATGCTGTGGCAGCTTGTTAATCGTCAGGCAGGGACGTGCGTTGATCGTCTGACCCTGCACCGCGCCTCTGGTCGCCAACACGTCAGCGGGCCATTGCCAAGCATTATCTGGCGACCCTGCCATAAAGCGCAAGTCGTCCAGCTCATCTTCTCTGGAGTCTGAATAGGCGGTAGAGGCAACGGTGAACCGATGTCTCATCGTTGCCAGACGGTCGCCGTCTGGGTTGTCAGATACTTCGCCTGCGCCTACTACATCACTTGCAGCCACTGGATTTACCTTTTTTCATGCCGCCTTTCTTAGCTGCTTCGCGTTTAACAGAGTAGGCAATCGCCACGCTTTGTTTTACGGGCTTTCCGCTTTTTACTTCAGCGGCTATGTTCTTACGAAAAGCGTTTTTAGACGCAGACTTAACTAGCGGCATTATTTCTTCCTCGTCTTAGCGGATTGCTTGAACGCCTTGGCTGTCGGTGCGCCTTTAGCCCCAACCTTACGCATCTTCTCACCCGATCCGGCTGCGATGCGTGCTTTCTTTGCGTGTATGTTGGCGTATAGCCCTGGCTTACTTGCCACAGTTCCACCTCTTCATACTAGCTTTAGCGCGGTCGGCGTTCTTAGACTTAGCTACGACCCCGCCCATTCTGGCGCAAAAACTAGCTTTGCGGCCCTTGTCGGCCTCAGATTTAGGATTAGGTGCAGGTGCTTTCAGCTTGCTACCCGTGGCCTTGTTATACTTAGCACGGCCTTTAGCCGTCAGACCAGCGCCAGCTTTCGTGGACAGTTTCTCGCCACGGCCTACCGATAACGATACCATTATGAAGCCATCCAACCAGACGATGCGGAGCCTTGACCATAGCTGACGCGGCGCTGGTTGTCTACTCGTTGCTCGCGTCTGGCGACAGGAAATGCGAACGTCACCGCGATAGCGTCCGCCGCGTCAGGGCTCGCTAGACCTCTGCTTTTCATGTCCTTCTTGGATTCTAAGAATATCGTCCCCTTCGAGTCCGGCTTCATCATAGGCCCGATGAGGTCTGACTTCAGATAGCGATCCTTGGGTATGCTCGCGTCCTTCAGCCACTCTTTCATCGCGCCCCACATCTCTGCGCGCTTGTTGCCATACATCATAGGCTTGGTTGACTTGTTCCCAAAGTTTACCCCGCGCACTTTGTAGCGCTGTTCCTTTAGCCGATCCACGACGCCTGCGCCGAGTCCGCCCTCGTCTATGACCACTAAGGCGGGCTTATACTCTTCGATCACGTCGATCACGCGGCCTACAACTTCCATCGTGTCGTCGCCTCTGTAGCGCTTGATCCCGATGATGTCGCGCCCCTGCCGTATCGCTATTACGGTAGCGTCGGCACCAAAGCGTGCTGGATCCACTCCGACCACGATGGGCG